ACTTTAACATTAGGATTGTTTTCTGTAAACCACTTAGCTTCCTTGACAGACCATCGGTGTTTACGTATAACCTCACCCTCATCATCTATGATTGCATAGCTAAAAGGAATCACTTAACTTCTCGTCTCGCAATCTCTTTAGCTATCTTGGCACGTTTCTTGCCAGGCTCTTGAACCTTATCTAGCATCTCGTATAATACTTTCAATGCTAATGCTTTTAATCTATCTTTCCCTGTCTTTGTTTTAAGAGGGTTAGCGTGTCGTTTACTCTTGTGTATCTGTTGTGTTGCCATTTGTTTTACTCTCCTCAAAGTTTTTCAATGATTGCATATACTGATTTGTTGCAAAATTAATTCCTCTAATCACACCTAATCGCATAGCATCATAAAACATTCTTGCGTCTTTCTCTGACCTTACTGCCTTATGAGCTTCTACCCAGCGATAGTATTCAGCAACAGCGACTTCGATTAAATCTTCTTCAAACTTTCTTTTCTTAGCTTCTTGTTCAGGTGTCATTACAATGTCCTTTGTTCAAAACATTCTAAATGGCTTTTCACGTAGAAGTGAGGTCTTATTTCTTCATAAAGTTCACCTTGCACGCATTTAAGATTCATCTTATATTTTGTTTGTGTTTGGTTATACTCCATAATACCCCACGTAATACAACACCCTACAATTAATCCTACTATGGTATACCCTGTGCCTTCGTATTTATTATCCATTACAATCCTCCGTTAGCTTCAATCATTCGTTGTGTTGATTCTCTATAGCTTTTAATCCCTGTAATCTTTTCAGCTTTTTCTTCACATTTATATAGTGGTGTTATGACTATATTGTGTTTTTTTGTTGGCAAGTCTCTTATCCATGATAGTTCTATTGGTCGTGTCTGCATGATTGATGACCATACAAGTTCGCCGTCACTATTGAATTCTTCGATTGCCCATGCGTATGGGTCTTTCATATGATGTCCTTAGTAAAATACATGGTTGTTTATTATAACACGTGGTTTCATTCCCCACTGATTGTTAAGTGCGACATTGTGAAAATGTGATGCACCTTTAGAAGTATCTTTTGCTTTTAACTTTAATATCTGATAAGCAATATTATAATATTGAGTTCCCCTTAACGCCTGTGGCGTCGGTGGTTTTAGTTTACCATACCATGAGAATTGATAGGGCTTTTTCATTTCTATACATACGTTCTCAGGTTTAAAATCGGCTCGTCGGTATAACACGTAGCCTACGGCAATCTGCCCTGCAATACTTTCTCCCCTTGCTTCCATGAATATAGTTGTGGCAAGGCACGCCAATGCTTGGTCTATCATAGCAACCTCCTTAAATAAGAAACCAGTTACCTAGTCTTTCTTATGGTTTTTTGCTTTTTCTTCTTCGTGTTTGATTAGTTCTTCGAGATACCATCGGGCTTTATACAAGTCCTCTAGTCCGTTTTTGAATGGGTATCGCCATACATATTTAATTATATTAGCCACGCATACTGCCGCGATTCCTAATAAATGTTTTGTTGCTTCAGCGATAGCATCGATGCACTCTATCTTTCCTTGAGTGTAATGTGAGGGGTGATTTACGTTGTCGCCTGCCCCTGTGTGTTTTACTTCTTTACTTCCTGTATAACTATTAAGGATTTTCTTCATTCTAGTCATAATACCTCCTTTAACAGAGTTAATAGTTCCTCTATGTTACCTTCATTTATAACGATTGCCAAGCCTTGATTAGCTTTGATTTGGTCGATGTTGTATTTTTGCAACGCTGTGACTTGACCCTTTCCTGCTTTACATTCTATAGCGATGAACCTACCTTTATAGCAGGCGATGATGTCAGGGATACCACTCTTACCATAACCTCCAGTTTGAGGGGAGAAATGATAGCAACTTATGTCGTCGAGAATTTGTTTTACTTTCTTTTTTACTTTTGCTTCTGGTGTCATGTGTGTCCTTAGTTAGTGATTCACCTCGTAGTGAATTCAAATCTGTATCGTGTAATACAATAATATATAACGAGGGAGATACTTGCCATGCTATGTTCTCTAGGTCTTTCATATCATCAGGGCATATGTACAAATCAGGGTCTCGTAATACTGACATGTATGGTTCGTAATCTATTGATGCTGTATTTCCTGAGTATTTAGATGTAGCCTTAGCAAAGGGAAGTTTCATTCTAATAAATATAGGTAGCGTTTCATCTGTGAATTTCCTTGTATAGTTTTTATCTACGCAAACTACGTAGCTACCATCTGTATGCCACATCGGCACTCTCCAATGCTTCTTGAGAATATGGTGTGGCATAGGGCAATATACTTTCATGTAACCCTTTCTATTATGTTAATCGTTTTACCATTTTACCATCAATTGTAATGTCTATGTTCCATGGTGAAGATTTGAAGTTTTCTAGATGTGTAAGATAATCTTTAGTGAAAGTATCATGTTTGACGTGAATATATTTAGCAAACTTTTTCTTGAATGTTCTAATCCAATCACTAGGTTGAGCCTGACTACTCGTATAATATCCAATATTAAATGCTTTCATATACACATATATAGCTTCAACAGGCTTTTCAAAGAATATCTTATCAGCTAATAAGTTTGCTTCTTCTCGCATCTCATTACCCCACCAATGTGAACCTTTATTCTCAGGTATAAGTTCTTCTATTACACTTTCTTTGTCTTGATTAAAAGATTCTCTATCCATACAAGTTATAAAGGCATATGCACCATTAAGTTTATCTTGATAGATATTCATAGCTTCTTTAGATTTCTTTCTATCTACTGTGTTATATGTTGCTAGATACTTTGATGATTCGTGTATTGCCATAGTGTCCATGTTGAATCGTATATGTTTAAAGATTGGTATTCTTATATCTACGCCATTATCTCTACGACCATACACAATACCACCATGAGCTAGGCTTGATTGAAACACACCATTGGAATAGCTATACGCAGAGAATATCATACGCATACCTTGATGAAAGCTATCAGTCACAATTTCTACTGTATTGTCTGACCTAATAATTAAATCTACCTTAGGGTTCTTAACATCTTTTTCGTAGTAGCCTGTAGGTTCATAGGTTCTTGCATCAGTATTCCACTTCTCTTGTTCTCGCCATTTTTTAAGTTCTTTACTATCCATGCTACCTTTCTTGGCATTAAATTCTTCGGTAGTCATAGACTGCATTTCCCACTTGTGATAATAACCTACGTGATACTCTATCTCGCCATTCACTTCTCTCGGATAAAAGTATTTGTAGTTATGATTCCTGTCACCAAAGGGATACTTGTCTGTTGTCCCTCTCCAAGGTTTCTGTGTTTCCGTAATTCGTTTTAAGTGTTCATATCTTAGATTGCTATTCATTTTCATTCTCCCATTTTTTTATATTTTCTAATAAACCCCATGCACATTCATGCCTACCATAAATAATATCGTCTGTGCCATCGCTTGTAATGTAATCTTGTTTATTGTCTTTAGCATCGGCGACATCTTGATTCATTTCTGTTTCTTCTTCCAACCACTCTTTAACTTTCTTTAATACTTCTTCTGCATTACTCATACTTCCTCCCTAGTTCCTCAAAAATTGTCTCTAATGACTTCGGTTCAAAGTCGTGTTTATTAAAATCAAATATTGTTTTCTTACCATTGGCATGTTTGACATACCCTTTCACTCTTACGCTACTTACTATAATTTCTTTCTGTTTCTTTTCTACCATACTTCCTCCTTAATTGGTGGGGTGTAGTTTAGGTTTCTATATTCAAACTACTTTAAACTTTTACTCAGCGTGCTAACTACAAACCTTTCGGCGAAAGACCTAGCCTGCAGATAGTTCTGTCTTTCTTTAATTGCACATATCTGACACCTTAAAGTAATCACTAATTACACAGTTCCCCATTGATTTATAATTTTGCTTTAGCCATCATCTTATATAATCTAAATCGTTTAGCTAAGTTGCGTAGTTTCCTATCACTTAACACGTGGCTCTTGTTATGCAGTCTTATCATTCTTTCAGTTGCGTCTATTGAATAATCACGATACGTAAGTTCCTTTAGGCACTCCTCTCTAGTCATCTACTCCTCCTGCTTGTTGATATACATATTCTATTTTCATGTCAGCTAATAGTTTCTCTAACTGTGTATTAGTTTCTTTAAATCGTCTAGCATAGTGCCAACTGATACGTTTAGATTCTTTGCTTCTCATATTTAAAATCCATGCTAGTTTATTTACTTCCTGCATGATTGCATTTCTTTCTTTTGCTAATTCTAATGTTTGTGTTGTATGCACTTGAATGTGTTCTCCAATATGAGCATTTACTACGCCCATTGATTGACCAAAGAATATCTTGTCTTTAACTCGCATCTTAGTCATCTTTTTTAACAACCTTGCCACTAGGTGCTACGAAGTTATTGTTCTGTGTTACAAGCCATAACGTAGGGCATTTAAGATTCCATGTTATTTCTGATTCAAGGTATCCGTCTGTGAATACAATGACTGCTTCGGCTTCCACACGTTGTTTATTTAGGTATTCACTTACGCATGAAACGATAGTTCCACCCCCACCCTGTGGTTTAAGTAATTCTTTGATGTTGTCATAGTGTTCAGGCATAAAGACTTGTTCACCATGCACCTCAGTATCCCACCACAACACACGCACTTTACTTGGTGTTGAAACAGAGCAAATAGATGCCAGTTCCGACGCAAACTCAGTTAGTTCCTGACCACCAATCGAGCCTGATGTATCGATAGCCACAATAAGTTCACCAATACTTTCGTTTTCCATACTTGGTAAATAAATATCATTAGCCATCTGACGCTTGTTAAACTTACGCCACGTGTATTCGTCTGAACCCTTGGTAGCACTCGATACAAACTCGCGTAGCACCTCTCGCCAATTCACCTTAGGTTCTAACATATCACCAATCACGCGAGGAATCTTAGCACCCATACGACCTGCAAGTATGCCACCCTCACGTAAAGCCTTGTCAATCTTGCCTGACATCTCTTTAGCTTCTTCATCAGTCATGTTCTGTGCATCTTCAAAGCCATGCTCATCTAGTGTCTTACCTAGTGATTCACCCTTGCCTGAATCTTTGTTTTGTTTCTGTTGTTTCTTCAAGTCCTCATATATCTCACGCACTGACCAATTGTGATACTTGGCATCATAGAGACCACCCTCAGGTAACTTACATAAATCTCTATCACTTAGATTCATAATGACATCATTGACTGCATAGTCTGTTGCTACGTTGATAGCTTGTGCATTATCTTTAAACTCTTTCTTGAACCTAGGTATATGCTTTAGTGCAACGTGTAAGTTCTCATGTAATATCAACGCACGTAACTCAGGGTCTGTCAGCTTAGATATAAATTCACGACCATACTTTTTATTAACCCCATCAGTATATGCCGTCACCTTATCGTCAATGACTGCGTTCTTACCCATGAGCATGACACCTGAATACAATGCCGTCTCACGATGTTTCATCAACGCTATGTGTGCTTTCTTTAGCCTTGTCTCTTGTGTGATACTCATAGTCTTGCCCTCAACATGGTTAGTCTTCGTAGTCTTTGGTCACTCTCTTGGATTGGTATTGTTGTTTCTATCCATTCGTTATCTTTGTTTTCTCTTAACTCTTGGTTAAACTTTTTCTCAATACCAATGTAGTCACCAATCATGTCATACAACAATTTATTTTCGTAGTCGTCTATATCTAATTGCATACTTCCTCCTTAACACCTACTATACAAAGAATTGCACTTTTACATTCAGGGTCTATATCAAAGTCTTTACATACATCATGCCAATCATTCGGTATAATACAAGGGTCAATTCTAATCCACCCACCTTTAGGTAATACTTCATACCCTGCATCTTCTACTTCTTTTTTTGTTAACATATCTATCCCCTATTAAAATAACTCATGGTTCTCAGTAGCCCACTTAGCTATCTCTGCATTGTTACGTGCTAGTTTCACACCATTCTTACTACGCACCATCATGGTAAAGAATACTGCTTGAATCTCGCTACTCTCAATGCGATTCACAAACTTCATGAACGCTGATAAGTCCTCTTGTGATGCTAGGTTATCTGTCGCTTGGAACATCAACATCAATAATGCAGAGGTTTCTGTCGGCATATTAATATCCATAGGTTTCTCAATGATGTCTTTGAAACGAGGTAATGATTTCTCTACCGATAGGAACGCACTCATGTCTGCTGATGCACTAGCACCGATAGTCCCTGCCAACGCACACATGACTGCATTGTCACCTAGCACCTCTTTGTTATCCACGATGACAGATGCCTTAGCCAATGAACGTGGTGAACAGAATGACAACACTGCTTTACTTGGTTGAAAGATATATGGATTGTCTGCTTGGTCGCCGTCTGTATAACTTGCCAATGACCTAGGAAACATATACACCCATGCTCTGATTAACGGATTGATTGCATTGTCCGTTGCCCATTTCAACCATGTATCAACATCAGGCTTTTGCATCTTCAATATACATACACGATTCCCTGCATGAGCCAACATACTGTCACCCACTCCGTCACTTGCATTGTTACTTGTCGCGAAAACTATCGATTCACGTGGTAGTGAAACGTCACCCACAGTTCTCTCTAACATCAACCTTGTGAATATAACTTGCAATAGCTTTGGTGATTTCATAAACTCATCGAGTAAGATAACCTTAGGCTTCGGTGAATCTAGTTTAAACAATTTACCCACATAGTTATCCAACGTCTTTGTGTCATGGTTCGGTATCGTCATAGATATATCACTCATGTCTTTCACAGGGCAATCTACATAGATGTAGTCATACTTGTCCCCTAAGTCCTCCTCCAACATCTTGAGTATTGATGTCTTACCACAACCAGGCTCAGATTGGATTACAGGCGTAAGTTCCTTGCCTATCGTGGGTATTAATACTCTTAGTTCATCAATTGTTACATTACTTACTGTATTGATTGTTGCCATGTTACGTCTCCTTAGAATTTAAATTTAGATAAGATGTCATCAACGTCATTCTTTACTCTGTCACGCACCATATCATTCTCTCTGATTAAATCACTATCTACTCCACTTAGTGTTGCTTCTAACCCTGCGACTGCACTTGCTAA